GTGCTCGTGGAACGATGTGGACTGATTATGATCCTACTCCCTTGACCCGTCAATGGTTGGAAGAGAACGGATTCATTACTAAATAATCTTGTAGCATTTGCAAAAGTATGCAGACGATTGATGGTATTACAAATGAACCTACTATAAACTTCGTCGGTAAAGACGGATTTTTCTGGTGGGTTGGTGAAGTAGAAGATAACGAAGATCCTATGGAACTTGGACGTGTTCGCGTTCGAGTTCTTGGATACTATACAAATGTAAGAGGTGGTACGACATCAGATCTTCCCACCGAAAATCTCCCATGGGCAACAGTGTTGCAGCATACTTCTCAGGCAGGTAATGACGGACAGGGCGAAAGTTCTGGTCAACTGCAACCTGGTGCGATTGTTATGGGTTTTTTCATGGATGGTGAGAATGCTCAGATGCCGATTGTTATCGGTGTTCTTAGGGTTCAAAAGTCTGCTGAATCTCAGGATGAAAAACAGTTCGCCTTTACTGGCGAACAGATGGAACCTGGTGTAGGTGTCAACGTTGCTACAATGTCACCTGGAAATCCTAACTCCAGCATGGCAAGAACTAAGGAAGAGGGATACCATCGACCAAAACTTGACAATACTGTATCTCTACCAAATCAAAAAGGAGAAAACAGTTCTTCTCAGATTGCTGGTGCTGGTTCTCCCAATAATGTTGGTACTGTTATGAATGGCAGTTCTGGCAACCCAAGTAAACCTAGAAACCCAGAGAAACCTATCCCTGCTGCTAACGGTGTTGCTGGTCCCTGGAAAACCTTAGAGTATAAGTTATCTTATATGCTGGAGGATCTTGCAGATCATGCTGGATCTTTGGTTCGTGCAGAAGATGGTGACTTTATGGATATTGTCACTGGAAAACTAGTTACTGCAAAACAGTTGACAGTTGGTATTCAAAACTTCTTGAGTGGGGTATTTACTCAGGTTGTTTCTGCAATGCGTCAGTCACTCGCTAATCTTGCCGAATCTCTTGAGTTGGTGAATATTCTCGGTGGTGCAACTGGTGCTCCATTTATTGTGTTTACTGTCATTCAACAAGCAGTGACGCAGATTCTTAGCTCTCTGTGTGGTATTGATTCTCAGATCATTTCTTTCATTCAAGATCCTGTAGGAACTATCATTGGTTTCCTTGAAGATTTCCTTGATGGTGTCATCGATAAAGCAACGATGGTGATGCAAGGCGTACAAGCAACTATCGATAGTGTTATCTGCCAAGTTCAGAAACTCCTTGATCAGGTTCTTGCTGTTGTTGATACCGTAAAAACTATTGTTGATGGTGTTGGTCAAGCACAAGAAATCATTGAAGCATGGCAAGCAGGTAGCGAAATCTTTGAAGCTGGTACAGACCTGTTTACAAAAGGTATCACTTCAATCACTGGTTTGATTGCACTGTTTATCAAGTTTATTGGTAGTGGTTGTGATCGTTCTGCTGATGGTGGTGTTGACACTGTTGGTTGGTATCCTCTGTTTGGTGTAACACATTGTACACCTGAAGAACTTGAAGAGATTAATAGTATTAGGGGAGAGAGTAGAGGAACTTGTGGTGGTGATGCTGCATCTGGTAATATCTTAGATACTATCTTGAATGAAGCAGATCCTTATCTAACTGCTGCAAAAACTTGGTTGGATGGATCTTATGATATGTTTGTTGGTACTCCTGGAAGACAGGCAAGTGTCAAAAAGAGTGCTAGTGGTACAACAACAAGTTCTGTAAAAATCAACCAAAACGAGTATTCCAAGTATACTGCTCGTAAAGAAATCAGAAAACAAAATCCTGACATTAGTGATGAAGAACTAGAGAAACAGGTTGAAAGTTACACAAAGAGTCAAAACTCTGGAAAGGGTGATAATGGATCGTTGATTGCTGATCACACTTCTTACGCTGGTAACTATACAGAAGAAACACATGGAGATAACTGTAAACAAATCGATGGTGATCACGTTGTTAACGTTGATGGTGATTATTTCTTAAAGGTTTCTGGTGATTGTCACATTGAAGTTGGTGGTGGATTCTTCCTTGGTGCTGAAGGTGCTCCAAAAGTTGTAGATAAGCAAGGTGAAAGCAAGAATACTGCTGTTCAAAAGCATACGTTACGTTTTGGTTCTGATGTTGACGTGAACGTTGTTGGTGCTAAGTTTGAACTGCAAGGTGCTGAAGCAAACTTAGCATCTACATCTACCAAGATTACTGGTAGTATGTTCGAGAACTCTTCTAGTCAACAATCTTGCTCAGCAGCAGAGATGATCCTTAGTGCTGATAACTCTATCGAACTGGTTACAGCACACCTGGTTGAGATGATTAACACTCCTCCTTCACCTATTCCTAAGGCACTTACTGGTATTCGTAGAACTGTTGGTGGATCTGTAGAAACAGTTATGACACCTGGTCTGTCTGCTGATGCTATTCCCAGATATACGATTGTTAATCCACTTGGACCATATTCACTAACTTGTGGTGCAACAGGATATAACTGTAATGTTAGCACTGGATTGTATAACGTTAATGTTGGAGCAGGTGCTATCGTCATGAACTCCGCCCTTTCATGCAGCATTACATCTGGTACGGGTATGCTTTTAGAGTCCCTGACGAGTGTTCTGATCCTAGGTGCTACAATCCACCTGAACTGATCTCTTGACAGACGCCACCCCTCCTGCTATACTACATAGGTAGTCAGGAGACAAGCATGTCCGACAACCTCGCTCACATCTTCGTGAACTTCTCAAAGCGAAAGGTCACTCTCGTTGATGAAGAAGGTTATGAAAAGTACGTTCAATGGAAATGGGATCTTGAGGGTGCAGCAGGTTTTGCTGAAACCGTTGCTGATCTTCAAGAAGTTGCGAATCCTGATCTGATTACCTTTTGTTTTGCAGCACAATGATTGGACCTATTGGTATCACACTTCGACAGGCAGAAGATCACTTTGATTTCATCATGGATCTAACAGAAACCCAACATGTATGTTGGAAGATTACTCGACCCGATGGCAAATCTGCTCTGATGGTTCCTGTAAATGAAGTTCCTCCTGTTTCTGATGAGATTCAAGGTCAAGTAGAAGAGTTTCGTCAACAGTTTTTGAAAGATAATGATTCAGAGGCAAGTATTTGATAACTTTCTTGAGGAAGATTATTTTGATTATCTTTCTCAAGTTGTGATGGGTACATGGCATGATAGAGCCATCATGTATCAAATGCAAAAAACAGTTTCGGATTCAACTGATACTGAAGTTATGCCCCCATGGAACTTTATGGGGATATCAATGATATATGATAATGATGAACCACTTCATCCATTCTATAAAGAACTATCTGAAACATTTTTACCTCTCTTTAGAGAAAAAGTGTACGATTATCGTGCAATAGTACGAATCAAATGCAACTTCTATCCTTATACAGAAACGTTTCATAAACATCGATATCACAAAGATTATACCTTTGATAATATTGGTGCAGTATTTTCTATCAATACTTGTGATGGATATACAGAGTTTGATGATGGAGATGTAGTTGAGTCTGTAGCAAATAGATTAGTAGTCTTTAATGCACAGGATAGTCATCGTTCTACTACAACTACTACCGATTTTGGTAGATTCAATATTAACTTCAATCTATTATGAGACCTGAAACCCGTCAATCGATGGAAATGTTGTTTACTGCTAAATGGAACTTGCCAAAAGCAGCAAAACATGCTAATCTTACTAACAAAGAGATGAAGATTACATTCAATGAGTATTGTGCTTTTCATCCTCCAACATACGATGTAAACACCGATGGATAAAGAAACACTGATAGCAATGCTTCATCAAACTGAAGATGACTATCATTCTTTACCTCATTATGGTTTGATTCCTGACTGGTATCTTCGTTATTGGGATCTTCATATTGCACTTTATCAATACTTGGGTCTTGATAAAGAAGATTATTTTGGTCCTTGGCCCTTGAAACATGGGAGTATGGCGGAATCGGTAGACGCACCAGACTTAAAATCTGTTGAGGATTAACCTCGTGAGAGTTCAAGTCTCTCTACTCCTACTAATCTTATTACACTAATGGATATTACTATTTCAAATAAAGAGTTTCCATATATTCTAGTTGATAACTTTTATGATGAATCAGAGTTAAAAGAGATTTGGGAAGAGTTAGATTACTTATGTCATCCTAGAAGAATGGCAAGGTCTAGTATTGAAAATGGTGCAGCATGGGAAGGTTTTGATGAATCTGGCAATAAAAACTTGCTAAATCACAACTGGACGATGTGGTTGGATGATCTGTTTGGTCCAAATAGAGAAAAGTCTAATATTCTTTGTGCAAATAGGAAAGTATTTGCCAATATGCATATGTTTGATGCTCATCCTCACTGGGCATTGAGCGATACGTATTCATTCAAAACTGATTTTACTCAGATTGGATATTACGAAAACAATGATCAATACAGAGTACATAGAGATAGTGCAAAAGTAACTTGTCTTACTTGGTTTTATAGAGAACCCAAAAGATATACAGGTGGTAACTTACGCTTTCCTATGTGGGATATTGAGATTGAGTGTAAAAATAACAGACTTCTTTGTTTTCCATCATCAGTTCCTCATCAGGCAACTAAGGTAAGTATGGAAGAACAGTATAGAGGTAAAAAACTTGGAAGATTTGTTATGACACAGTTTTTAGATGTTGCTCAAATACCCTCTAATATGATATAATATATTCAGTCCCGAGATGACTTAAAACTCGCTCTGGTCGGGATGGGACTTCGGTCCCCCTTCGCCCCCGTAGCTCAGCGGTAGAGCAGGGCTTTTGTAAAGCTCAGGTCGCAAGTTCAAATCTTGTCAGGGGCTCTAGGGACTTGTATATCTAAAATAATAATGTTCAAAGTCGATCACTACACACCATTCATTGCTCCTAATGCGAAAGAGTTAGTTGATTTTGTAATGTCTCTTGACGAGAATATGATTGATAACTCTAAGTTTTCTTGGGGTGATGCGTGTAAGGTTGACCGAATACCATTATTATGGAATGATGTACAAGACCTTATTAAACCATCTGTTGATTATCTTTGTGATTTAAATCGTACACAGATTGACTGTGAAGTTTTAGATCCTTGGGTAAATCTATACAATAAAGGTGGATTTCAAGAAATACATGATCATCATGAAAATGATTTTGTTTTTGTATTTTTTGCAAACTCTGGAACAAACTTTTCCAGATTCTTTTTCTTTGATTGGAGTACAGGGACTAGTGTTCCCATCTCACCTGAACCTGGAACTATTATGTTCTTTTCTGGTAAGATGAGTCACGGTGTTTCTATACATAATAGTGAAGTTCAACGAAGAACTCTATCGTGTAACTTCAATCTTTTGGGGAATTAGCTCAGTTGGTAGAGCACCTGCTTTGCAAGCAGGCTGTCAGGAGTTCGAGTCTCCTATTCTCCATATACGGGATGGCGACACCCGTGCTCACATCTCCGAGAGAAAAAAGAATCGGAACACCAACCCATGTGAGAGAGAAGTGGGATCCTTCTCGAGCCTCCCCTGCTGACGAGCAGGGGGTATTATAAATCCTGGAGGGAGTACAAAAGATCTCTATATAGAAAGAGTGCCCTCCTTCAATCCCGAGTAGCTCAGTGGCAGAGCTGGTGACTGTTAATCACTCGGTCGCAGGTTCAAATCCTGCCTCGGGAGTTTCATTACTTAATATCATGAGTCGTAATCTAACAAAAGTTTTTCATCCTACTCTTGGTAATGTAGTTTTTCATCGTATCAGTGGACATGTCTCTGATGATAATCAAGATATTTTAGAGTCTGAACTATTAAAAGAAACTTTTCCTTGGAGTTATGCTCCATATACCGTTGAACCTGACTCAAATGAAGGTATTGAAGAGTTTTTAAAATTTGATGATATTCCACTTATTGCTCATCAACTAGTCACTAGTGGAAGAGTTGTATCTGATTATTTTGGACCTATTATAGGTACATGTGGATTAGAAAAACTGATTCAAGATCACGAACTAACTGGTGATGTTATTCGTGCTCAGATTAATCTTTTTTTGAAAAGAGATAAAGAAGTGTGTCCATGTCCACATATTGATGTAAATAAAACTCCTCATTTTGGTGTTTTATATTATATCAATGATGCTGATGGGGATACTATTTTTTACAATAAATCTGAATATGATGTAGATTTAGAAGGTCTTACTGAATGGAGAAGAGAATCTCCCAAAAGGGGTGACGTTCTGATTTTTGATGGTAGAATATATCATAGCCCAACTTGCCCTACTAAATCTAGTCATAGGTTAAGTTTGAACTTTGATATTCTAAAATGAACTATAACTATCCTCTCTATGCACCATACTGGAAGGTTGACCTCTTTCATAAGTCATGGTACAATACACTCAGTTCTTTGTTTCAGATGATTAATGTCAAGGACCACGAAGACGGTTCGTTCACAATCGAGTGGGACGAAAACGACCCGCAAGAAAGCATCTTCAACGACTG